AAAAAAGGAGCCCGAAGGCTCCTTCCTAAAATATGAAATATCCTATAATTAATCCGTAGATTAAACCTTTTAGTCCTCCGAGCCATGCCATTTGGTAATGACTCCATCCTAGCCACTTTCGGACTTGTTCATATTTCTTTTCGTGCCATTTAAAAAACATTTTAGTCTTTCTTTGATACGAAGCTATACATCTCCTTGGCTTTTTCCATCAATTCTTCCATACTATACATCTCTGTGGCTTTTTGCATTTCTTCCATTTGCATTTTGCCTGCTTCAAACATTTTTTCAGCAAACTCTTTGTTCATATAATATTGCTGATCCATATAATCTTTAGCAAGTTGTAACATTTCAGATCGGATCTCAAAAGGGTTTTTACTCATTGCGTCGCTCATGATTTAATTGTAGTCGCCATTGCAGTACCTGCTGCGTTTGAAAACGCGCTGGTTTGTTTCATAGCTTCTTTTGTGAATTCTGTTTGTGCTTTGATGAAAGCGTGCAAAGGTGCACTCATTGCTTCATCTTTAACCCAAGTATTAACCCAAGTTGTTTTTGCATTTTGGACCGCATCGATCCATACGTTTGTTAGATAATCTGTTGAAAACATTTTATTTCTCCTGTGTTATGTGTGAATGGAGGGCCTTTCACCCTCCAGGTTTTTATTTATTCGACTAGAAGTTCAGGTTCACGACGACCAATTGAGATCTTACGTGGTTTCTTTTCTTCTGGAATAATATTTTCTAACTCAACGGTTAGAATACCATCAGTTAGATCTGCACCATTTACGACAATTGTGTCATTTAATGTAAATGTACGACGGAAGGCGCGAGCTGAAATTCCTTTATGGATATAATTCTTTTCGTCTTCGCCTTCTTTTCTACCTTCAATAGACAAGATGCCTTCCTTCAGTTCGATCTCAAGATCGTCCTGAGTAAACCCAGCAATTGCTAATTGCAGCTCATACTGGTTTTCATCCGTTTTGACAATATTATAGGGAGGGTAATTTGTTTGACCTGGAGTTTGTGCTCTCATTCTGTCTACCATACGATCGAAACCGATGAAGAAAGGGTCATTAAACATTTCTGTAGTAAATGTACGTGTATTCATTTTGCTATCTCCTTTTAATTAAGCAAGATTGTTTTACAGGACCCATTGTGGCGTCCTATTACTATATATAATACATTTTTTTCAAATGTCAATATGTTTCTTTATTTTTTTCACTTAAACTGAAAGGTGTGAATTCTTTTCCAACAGCGACAACGCAGGCAGTTCCGTCATTCCAAAGACTTACAAGTGTCCAAGTTCCAGTATCTTGATTTACCTGAAAAAGCATGTGACCAGCAAATGGCTGACCTGATGCATGAAATTGAACTATAGACCCTGTTGCTAAAACAGTTTCCTCGTATTTAGCCATTTTAGTCGCAACTTTATCCCAGCGGTCACAACCATTCATTGTGTAAAATTGCTTTGACGTATCTTCCTGTGCTATAACTGTAGCAGGGAACAGTAGTGTAGTTAGTAGTACTAATTTCTTGAACATGGTTGTTTCCTTACGTTAATGTAATGAAACCTCCAATTTATACCTGTGCTAAAACGTCACCGTTAGAAATAGTAACTAAGCTATCTGATATGTTTTTAATATAAAGCTCGTCAGTGGAAGAAGCTTCATTAACAATTTGTACGCCAGTTACCAAAGCTAAACCTTTTTTAACGGCCGCTTCTTGATCTATATAAATGTATGCAGGTCCATTAATAGTTTGATCTACCGGGATAGCTACACGAACCATAGGAGGCAGCTGAAATGAATCAACGTTACCTCCCACACCTTTTACCACGACTGGCATTTCTTTATTCCAAGCATTATAAGATTTCAAACGTTCTCCATTTTTAATGGAGGCTTTCACATTAATCATTATTTTTTCCCAATATTATATTTTGCTTCCAATATCCAGTTGTCTTTTTCTTTATGAGATAATATTTTAATTTGATTAAGTGGTGCAACTGGATCTTGCGATTTTTCGTTCTCTACCACTTTCAATAAATCCCATTCTTCTAATAAGTTAACAATTGTATTTCTACGTGCTTTATCTTCGTCACTAAATGTATCATTCTTTCCGTCAAGGATAAACAACTCTTTAAAATGTAGAATTGCATAGCGTCCTTGTTTGTGTAGAATATGACACGACTGATAAAGCTTTCTTTCTTTACGCGACGAAATACCAATACGCGTTAAAGTTTCTTTAACCTTTAAAAAGCTATCGGCCGATGGTAATGAAATCTCTACACCGACACCTTTAAAAATATTCTCATCTTGCATTATTACACAGCACCTTTTTTATTATAGTTATATGCTGATGCGTCACCATGACCATCTGGTTTATTTATTATTTACCCATTCCCCCGGTATACAATCGTTCATGTACGGTTTTTAAATCGTCAGGTGACAATGCTTTTAGATATAATTTAGCTATTGTGCGATTACATTTGTATACTTGTTGAATAGCGTCCAAGTCATTATTCTTGTCTGCCTTAGGCCATTTAGAAAAGCGTTTACGCTTGCGCAGTGAACCACGATAATAATCAAATTGAGCTCGGTCAAATAAATTAGCTCGTTGATTCATTTCATTGGCATGAAGAATTGTATCTTGAAAGTTGGCAAATCCTCGATTTATAATATAAGCATTATATTCTTTTTCAGTCATATCCGGATTGTCACTGTTGCCAATGAGATCTTCCTTTGTCAAGGAGACTGCATTCATAAAATCAAAAGGACTTATTTCTTTCTTCAATGGCTTCCTCCAACTCTTTTAACATTTCGTCAAAGCTTTCAGCACACTTTTGGCACATAGTTAAATTCAATGGACCTTCAAGCGTATCAACCGTTACTTTGTAAATACTTTTTTTATCAATATAACTTTCACAATTCCAACAGGTATGCATACCTATCAGTTTTTTCATCCACTCGCTCATGTGCTAATATCCACTTTAGGCGGAGGGGTTTGTCTTATAAGATTACCGTGGCCATCGTAACGAATAATATCTACGCTTTGTATTCTTGTCGCGCCATTATCATTTATGTGTTTTACAGATGAAGTAATATCATATTTACCGTTGTTATAGTTTTCCACATAACTACTTACAACTTGTATTGGCGCTATTGGTGCAATGTCTGTCATTTAAAGCTCGTTTCGATCATGACTTCCGTGAGGAACGCAACCATATTTATCTCAAGATCTGCAACAAAGTTTGCTTTATACATATAGTCAGCAAGAGTCACGACAAAACCTGGCATAGATCTCATCTCAACTTTATCTGTTGCCATGTCATAGATACGACGGAACATTTCGTTCATGTCTTGATCTGAGTTCTTTGCAACCCATTTGCGCATGTCAGTAAAATTCTTTTCCTTAAGCAAACGAAAGAGTTCATCCATCGACTCTTGTTTGAGGTTAACAAAGATACCTTCATCAATTTTACCGGATGCTGAATAAGATTGTAATTCTGTCAATACACGACGGAAATCTGGGAAGTGTTTTTGGATAACTTTAGCAACGACAGCTTGGTCATATTCAACTTGCTCTTGTTCAAGAATTCCTTGCACTCGTTTCATAAACTGCATTGCAAGTTTAGGTCGATCTGATGTTTCAATTGTAAAATCAACTTCAGATAGACGGGAACGAAGAGGTGCAATAATACGATTTTTAAAGTTACAAGTAAAAATAAATCCACAATTAGAAGAGTATTCTTCAATAAAATTGCGGAGAGCTGGTTGAACATTAGCTGCATTAAGATAATCAGCTTCGTCAAAGATTACATATTTACGACCACCTTGCAGAGATACTGCCGATGCGTATGTAGAAATGTCATAACGAATAGCATCGATATTAACATTCAACGAGCCATTCATGATTTTATAATCGCAGTCTAGTTCTTCAAGCATAGCTTTTGCGATGGTAGTTTTACCAACACCTGGACCACCAGTCAATAATAGGTTGGGAACATTATTGTCCGCAACAAACTTTTTAAACATTGATTTAGTTTTTTCGGGAAGAATAGTATCCGCAATTACCTGCGGGCGATAGCGCTCAACCCAGAGCACTTCATTTTGTTTTGCATTAAGCATTCATTCACCATAATCATAATATAAAAGAAAAGGAAGGGGCTATTAGCCCCCACCATTATTGTACTACCTTATCGGCCATAGGTCCATTTGGAACATCAGCTGGCGCCTCAGGCATACGACCTTGTGGTGGTTGCTGACCTTGCATTTGAGCTTGTTGACGTAGGAACATTTCCGTTTTGTTACGGAGAACACCTACTCCTGCCATTTCGCGGCCTTCAAAAGCACCACGGCGAGACGCTAAATCAATGATTTGCACGAATGTAGCAATATCTTGCATAGACAACTGTACCGGTTCTTGTTGTTGCTGTTCGCCAACAACCTGTGCGTCTTCTACTTGTTCATTCATCTTTTTTATCCTTTCTGATAAGTCGACTTTGTATCAATTGCAACAAAATATGTTGCACTTTCTCCTTTAAATTTAGAGATACCCTTTGCGCAAAGAGTAACCTGATAATTCTGCGGAAGAAGTTTAAGATTGTCTGTTTTAATAACAATCGTAAACTCGTCAGCAGTTTCGCCAATCTCAATCCCATAGTCATCAGCATTGGCTGAACTAGTATCAACAGCCTTGAGATAGACTTTTCCTTCTTGACCAACAAATGCAACTTCAGTAAACTGAAGAACGCCGGCGGCTTTAAGCACCGACTGCAAATCTTCCCATGTGACGTTGACAACAACGTCTGCTGCAGGAATTGTAATTTCCTTATCAGGCGCGGTGTGTATCATGGAAACATCTGCAAAGGCATACTTTGTGCGTCGCTTGCCTTCACTGATCACGAAGTATTTATCGTGAAACTCGACGTCTGGTTGGTTATGAAGTGACAAAATTGATAAAAATCTTGACAAATCATAGATACATGCACCCGAAGGAATTTGGTCTGGGATTGTAGCTTGAGCAACGAGCGTTTTCTCAGGAGTAATTGTTTTGAGAACGTTACCCGGTTTCATTAAAATGGATTTGTTAATAGTAGAGAAGCTCTTTAGAACTGTAAGAGCTTGTTCAGAAAATTGCATAATATAGGAACTCCTTGTTTCATTACATTTTAATTCTATCACGATTTAGGTATACTGTCAACCACTTTTCTTTGCTAGTTTTTCAGCGCGGCGCCTTTCAGCCCTATTGGCTTGTTTTACTGGTTGTTGAGGTGCTGCTTGTGCTGCTTGCTTTTTATAATGTTTAGCATTACTTGTGGAATCGGCGGTTGCTGAAACACCTAGCTGACCGATAGATCCCATGTTGCCTTTAAAGATATATGTACCAATATGATGTAATTGCATCCAAGGACACATCCAAGTACGTAAACCAATAGCTGCAGCTTTACGACAAAAGAAGTAATCCTCTGACAGATAACGTTTAGTATTTGGATCGATCATACAATCAAAATAAGCTGTAATTTCTCTTGAGCCATCAAACTGCTCTGTACGAGCATGATCTGGTAGATAGCTCAATTCAGGATATGCTGCAGCATATTTAGTAAATGTTTCTCGTGGAATAAGCATAAATCCTGTGCCGCCTTCACTAATTTCTAGTGGCTCACCCAGTTGGAAGCTGCC